AAGAAAGTAATGATGTAGTTACTGAGAAATTAGAGCAGACTTTCAACTCAGCTAATTTATTAAAAAGCTCTTTATCTACTTTATTTGACCCATCTAAAACAGGTGGAGATAAATTTAGAGATTTTTTAATTGGGATTTTAGATTCATTTCAGGGTGTTTTAATGGCTAGTAAAGTTGTATCAAAGGCTATGACTTTAACATTTACCCCTATGGGGATAGGGTCAGCTATAGCAGGGATAATAGCTTTGGAAGGGTTAAAGGCAGGATTAAAGAGTGTGAAATTTGCTGAGCAGGGAATGAATGAGGTGGTAACTGAGCCTACTATGATTATAGCAGGTGAGAATGGTGCAGAATCAGTTAATATCACTCCATTAGGTGGAGGGGGGACAGCAGAAGGTGGAATTAATCTACATTTTAATGCTCCTGTAACTAATGCTGATTTTATAAGGGATGTAGTAATTCCTGAGATTAATAATGCTAGAAGATTGGGACTCGCTTAATGGCTTTAACCTTACCTGCTAATTATGAAAAAGCATTAGACTTAAAAAATATTAATGAAAATTGGATATTTCATTTATATTATGGAGATGAAACTAATTTTACTGCTGTATCTATGTTTGACACTACTATAGATGGTGTTAAATATAAAGGGGTTGTTAGTAATACTCCATCAATCAGGAACTCAATAGATATTTTTGAATCTAAGGCTAAAACATCTAATATATCTATCCAAATGATAAATTATAAATATAGAGAGAGTGGTTCTGTTACTGATAAACAATTATCTGATATTTTATATTCTTTAGATGCTGATGATAGTAATAACCATTATTTTGGTAGAAAAATTTTAGTATATTCTCAGCTTAATAATATGAGTGCTTTATCTGATTGTTTATTGTTATTTACAGGAACTATTAAATCTATATCTCATAATATAAATTCTATTACTTTAAATGCTACATCTAAAAATATATGGGATGGAATTGAGGTAGGTGCTAAAAAAACTACATCAGGGAAAAATTATGTCCCTCTGTCTTTTGGTCAATTTAAATCAAGTGATAACTCATATTTTAAACCTGAATATGAGAATTTTTTACCTATAACAGCAACATTTATCAAGGAAATGGATAATAAAAAATTAAGACCTGTCCCATATAGTCAAGTATTACCATCATCAGATTATTCTGTTGAAGCCTATGGAAATATTCACAGCTATAATAGAGTAGCATATTTAATAGGGGAACAGGCTTATGACTTTACGGACTCAGGAGATAACACTATGCAAATCCCTTTAGAATATTATGATAATTCTAATGATGTTTTTATGCCTTTATCTAATCTGTCAAGGAGTTCAGGTGTTTCAACTGCTCAGGCAGGGAATGAGTGGCATGATACTGAAACATCAGACCATGATGGAGCTAAAGCATTTTTAACTACAAGAGGAATCAGGCGAGGCTTTGCAATTAGACCTGAGTCAGTTGTTAGAACTCATACAGATGATGATAATAATTTTGATTTTGATGGTGATAATCCTTTAAGTAATGCTATTGATGGAGACAATTCAACTTTTGCCTTAGCAACTTTTTCAGAAACTGCTACTATAGTGTCTGAAAACCATTATTCTAAATGGCAATTAAAATTTAATAGTCCTGATGGCACTCCTGTAATGATTCAGGATGGGACTATTAGTGATTGGAAAGTTAGAATTGTTTTTAAATATCAAATATTTGATTGCTCTAATAATGGGGATACTAATTCTTATGTTTATTTTAATTTTGCAGGAGGTGGCTATGATGTTACGCTAACTATCCCTGATGGCTCAACTGATTTAGATGGTGGGATTGGATTTAGTGGATTTAACACTTTTATAGGTGCTACTGATATAGAGTTTATAGTTAGAGTTAGAGTTGCTGATAATGGAACTACAACAGCAAAGATTAAAATTTATGATATATATGCTTTGTATGAGTATGGATTATCATGGGAGAATACAGGTGATGGAATGCCTGTTACTTATACAGAGCAACCTCCTGAATTTTTATATAGTGGAGTTGATGGTATGAATAAAACTTACACAGGCTCAGAAGGAGATGCAATTTATAATATCCCACAAGCACATAGAGAATTACTTTATAGATTTACTGATATAGGGACATCAGACCCTCCAAATTTTGATAATTTACATACTAATAGAACACTTTGGCATATAAGGGATTGGATAAATGAGCCTGTATCTTTAAAGGAAAAGTTAGAGCAGTATCAATATGAGGGAGGCTTTATATTTACCTATGAGAATAATACTCCTAAATATATATTTATAAAAAATAGTTATGATGAAGATGATATATCAGCAACATTATCAGATGCTGATTATTCTGATTTTAATATTACTCTTACAGATAATATTATCACTAAATGGATTGTTGAATATTTTAGGCATCCTGCAAAAAATAATGAATATTTAGAAAAAATAGAAGCAAATACGGAGCAGAGGAGTGCTTTTGGATATGGATTAACTAAAGAAAATGTTAAAAATGTAAAACTAGACACTCTTAATCAATCTATCCCAACTGCTGAATATGATGGATTTACAGGTAAATTAGGATTAGGACTTTTTATAGAATCTGATGGAGATATAGCAGATATAGGGAATAGGAATGTGGGATTTTTAAACTATTATGCCTCTATAACTGACAGACCTAGAGAGATTTTAGATATGACTATCGTAAATCCTAAATTTTATAATTTACAATGTGGAGACATGGTGGACTTTGATTCCTCTGAATATACTAAAGCATTTTCTGACAATTTAAATTTTAAAAATTGGATAGTAGTTCAGGTCAGTAAACAATTAGGGAAAATGAAGATTAAATTAATAAATATTACTAAAAACAATTAATGGCTTACTCTAATTATATAGAAATGTTATCCCCTGTAGGTGGAGAGGTATGGGATAAAATTAACTCTCAGGAAATTAAATGGAAAGGCTCATCTGATATAGCTAATGTATCTATCCATTATTCAACTAATGGAGGTGCAAGTTGGACTCAGATAGTTGCCTCAACTACTAATGATGGGAGTTATGATTGGGATACATCAGGACTAGCTGTAGGTAGTAGCTATCAAATACAGGTGAGGAACTATGTATCTCCTTCATTATTTGGGACATCTAATAAATTCACAATTCAGGAAAGAGAAATTACATTATTAAGTCCTACTGAGTCAGGAGTTGAGGTCTCAAGGAAAACAAGCTATGACGTGAGTTTTACTAAAACTGAATCTGTGAAATTAGTTGACATTACATTATATAAGGGAGGAGTTGCACAATTCCCTCCATTAATTCAAGATTTTAAAGGGACTAAATACCTATGGCAGGTAGATAATTCTTTAGCTACAGGTTCAGATTATAAGATTAGAGTATCAGACTCAGATGATGCAACATTATACTCAGAATCTGCTAATAATATTAGATTGAGTGATGTTAAATCTATTACAATAACAAGTCCTGCTGAAGATGATATTATAGATTTTGAAGGTGAAACTAAAACCATATCATGGACATCTGTTGGGGTTGGTTCTGTTGACATAGATTTATATAAAAATGGTGTATTTTTAAAGCATATAGCTAAGACTGTTGAGTCAAGTCCTTACTCATGCGAGTTTGGGTCTAATTATACAATAGGGAATGATTATTCTATTGTTTTATCAGATAATGCTGACAAGGGAGTCCATGCCTCAGTTGATATTAAAATTGGGATAAAATATTTTTATGATGTTAAATATAGTAGTTATTATTCAACATCTACAAATGTATATATCCCATTAAATGGAACTTTAGTAGAGAGGACATCTTTAACTTATTCTAATGAATATGTGGGATTTGTTGCTCCATACAATGGTCAATTATTAAAAATAATATTCAGGTCTGAGGTTGCTCAGGATGGGAGTTATAGATTAGGAATGTATGAATCAGATGATGGGACAGAAGTTCCTACATCTTCTGTTATGAGGATTGACCAAACTATTGATATTGCAGATGATACAGCTCTTGAAACAGATACAACTACAGGATTTACATCAGGGGATAATAAGCTAGATAAGGGTAAAATATATGCTATTAGTATTTTAACACCATCAGCATCTAATGACACTAATGTTACATTAGTCTTTAAATGGGATAAAACAAGTTAGGAGATTAAATGTCATACGGAAGGATTAAAACACCTAGAATTTATGTTGATTGGATTAATTGGTTAATATCTATAGGCAGGATGTCTGCTAGTGATATTACCTATTCATCAGCCAATGCTTTAGCATCAGGCTCAAGTGTTCAGGGAATGTTTGATGGAGACCCTACCAATATTCAGACTATTGAATGTAATGGTAATAATACTACTATAGAAATTGAGGTTGATACAAATATAACAACAGACAGCTATCAGGCATCTAATTTTATAGCTATTTTAGGTCATAATTTAAAGGAAGCTGATGCCTATGTATCTATTAAGGCAGATGATACAGGTGGATGGACAGGAGTTACTATAACAGAGGTAGCTAATGCAACTATAGGAGGTGGGGGAACATCATTTACTCCCTCAAACAATGGTTGGTCTATGGTTAAATGGGATTCATATCCTGACGGTGGTCAGAGTGAAAAAATACAGATATTAATTGATGATGTTGATAATGATAATTATGATACTAATATTAAAATAGGTGCTATTGTTGTAGGTAAATATTATGATTTCCCTCATCCTCCTGATTTGAAATTATCAAGAGATTATCAGTTTAATAATAGCATATTACAATCAAGAGGAGGTCAGAGATATTCTAACCTTCAGACAGACCCTGCTAAAAATTGGGTATTAGATAAATGGTCTATTAGTTCAAACACATCCCCAACTGATGTCCCTGCATTAGGTAGGAGGTCATATCAATTAACTTATTCTTTTATGGGTGATACCAATTTATTGCCTGAGGATAATGATTTTCAAAACCTAACAGAGACCAATTCATTCTATGGAGATGTATTAAATAAGATTCAAGGCTCACATATTCCATTTATATTTCAGACTGATAATACTGCTACTTATACATCTGCATCTACTCCATCTGATATAATGTTAGCTAGAATGTTTAATATTAAGATGAGTCAGACTGCTGTAAATCATTGGTCAGTATCAATGACCATTGAGGAGGAGGCTTAAAGTTTTACATTAAGCTCTCCCTCGTGAAAATTTAAAAAACAGAAATCAGGTCTAAATATACCACAAAACCTAAAACTCCCCAAAAAAGGGCAATTTTGAGCCTTATTTAAAAAGTCAAGTCTTTTTTATATTTTTTATAATATAATAAACTTACCTGAATTTAATTAGGAGGATTTTATCCTAATATCATATATAATTCCTCCTAATCATTTATTTATCAAAAAAACTTGCATAGAAGTTTTATCCTTTGTATTTTATAGGAGCAACAAGTATTAAAATAAACGAAGGAGCAAACATGATTAAATTAAAAGATATAGCAACATCAAAAGTAGCAGGTCGATATGATTATAAATTGAATGATACTTACTATCAATTATATGATTATTTTGGTAGATATTGGGTGGTATATGAAACAGAAGAAACGGAATGGGACACTCCTCATAATTGGATGGTTGTAGATACTTGTTCAACACTTAAAGAGGCTAAAAAAGTTTTATATAATTATATTAACAAAGGAGCAAAATAATGACTAAAATTCAAATAAATAAAATGATTAAAATGAGTGAGCAGTTATGGATAATAACTGATGCTCAAATCCAAGCTAGGAACAATGTTAGGGAGGCTAGTTTTCACAATCCTAATAGATTATCTAGATTAGAAATTGAGTCTAAGATATTGTTATCATTAAGTTGGTTTTTTGATAAATGTCTTAATATGTTAATAACTCATCCTGATAAAAAAGATTTTAAATCATTTGGAGCTAAATTTGATGGGGAAAAAATGTATATCAGAGGAGGTAAATAATGGATACTAAATTAATGCCTATAGATATAAATTTCTTAGATACTGATTATATCTATGATGGATATGATATTGTAGATTGTGATATTGAATGGATGCCTAGTTTAGAGGCTCACTATTCTGATTTTATTGTTGATATTAAAATCAAGAAAGTTACTTTAAACCTACAAAATGATTTAGGAGATTATAAGACTCATGAATGGGTAGGAGATTTACACCTAGTAGAAAATCAAATTACTGAGAATAAAATCATTGATGAGTTTTATGATACTCATATAGAATATGATGGTAGTCTTAATCAACTCTATAATGGATTTAAACCATCTCAGATATTTATAAAAATGGCTACAAATAAAAACAATTTCACTAAAAAATGGGATAAGATTAGTGATATTACTATCCATTTTGGAGGTGAGAATGACTAAAGAACAGATTAAAAAATTAATGATAGATGAAGGCTTAACCTTAACTGATATGATTGATGTAGTTGTAGATGTGAATGGGATTATCGGTGTAGGATTAATTAGATTAGGGGATGACCTTCAGGATTATTGTCATGATAAAATTAAAGGAGCAAAATAATGAAAAAGCATTTATTAGCAGTTATTTGGTGTTTTGGACTCTTACTATTAATAATTGAAAATCCCTCCATATATAGCATATTTGGGGGGTTTTTTTGTTGGTTTATTACCTGTAGATGGGATGATGATGGTTTTATATGGTTTAAGGGGAGAGATTATTAATGCAGAATGAAAATGGAAATCAAATGTGTTCAGGTTGTCAGGCTGATAGTGGATATGATGTTAGACCTGTAAATTATCATGCTTGGTCTAGGTGTGATGCTTATGGTATTTTTACAGGAATATATTGTGATGATTGCTATGATTCAGGTAATTCTAAATTATATCCTTATGTAAAAGATAGTTATAATCATAGGGGGGACTACTAATGAGAGGCTCATGTGTTAGATGTGAGGAGATTGATGGAGTAATTATAGTAGATACTGACCTATATTGCTCAACCTGTTGGATTATTGCTCATAGACCTTGTGAATCCTGTAATGAGGAGTTAGGTAATGATAGATTAATTCCTATGAAAAAGAATACCTATACTGATGAGACAGGATATTATTGTGAGAGATGTATAATATGAGATTAAATGGTAAAGGTAGTGAGCAGAGAGTGAAATGGACTAAACATTTTGCTAAGGAATATGATAGAATTTTTAAGAAAAAGAAGGAGAACAAGAGTGGAACTAAATGAAATAGCATCAGCCTTATCAAAGGCTCAGAAGGAATTAGTAAATGGGGTTATTAAAAACTCTAAGAATCCTCATTTTGGCTCTGATTATGCAGATTTAAAGGCAGTTTTAGAGGTTGCCTTAGGTGTCCTGCCTAAATATGATTTATCTGTATCTCAGGGGTCAGAATGGAGAGATGGGGTGTTTTTAGTTACCTGTAAAATAATGCACAAATCAGGTCAATATCTTAAATCAGAGATAATGATGCCTATTAAGGATAGACAGGATAAAGTAACTCCTCACTCTGTGGGTCAGGCTATGACTTATGGTAGGAGGTATCTATTATCTGCTATGCTTGGACTAGGTCAAAAAGATGATGATGGAAATGAGATGTCATTAGGTAAGAAAAAAGTAATGAAATTTAAAAAACAAATAATGGAGGATTTTTAATGTCTTATGAACACAAAGAAAATTCAGGGACTTTATTCCCTGTAAATCCTGAGGATGTTAAGAGTGATAAGCATCCTAACTATTCAGGAAAATGTATGATTAAGGGGAATATGTATTATATCTCAGGATGGAAAAATACATCTCAGAATGGCAAGAAATATCTATCTCTATCATTTAAGCCTGTAGATGATATTAGGGTTGAGCCTGAGCCTCAGGATGTAAAATTAACACCTGAGGAAATTCCCTTTTGATAAATAGCATATCATATCTTATATTATTAGGTCTTATGACTTTATCAATTATTCAAATGATAACAACTTATGACCTAAAATCAATGCTTATATCTGTCCTAGCATTGATGTTCTCTGTCCTTCAAGCATATCAAAGGATTAGAGACTAATTGAATAACCATAGGAGAGAGGATTGGGTTATGCTTGTTGCTCCTCGTTTAGCCTGTTTTATAATCTTCTCTCCTCCTTCCTTAGGAGTATTAAATGAATAATGGTTTTATTAAACTTTATAGGTCTATTCAGGATAATCCCTTATGGGATACTAAGCCTTATGACAGAGCTAGAGCTTGGATAGATTTATTATTATTAGCTAATCATAAAGATGCTGAGGTTTTAATTAAAGGGGATGTCTATACCTGTAAAAGAGGTCAGGTTTTAAGGTCAATTAAATACTTTGAAAGTAGATGGGGATGGAGTAGGCAAAAGGTTAGAACATTTTTAAATATGCTACAAAAGTTAAAAATGATTGATAAAAATCTAACCACTAATCTAACACACCTAACTATCTGTAATTACAAGGACTTTCAGGATACCTCAACCATTAAACAACCACTCAGCAACCACTCAGCAACCACATACAATAAAGGTAAGAATAGTAAGAATATAAAAAGCATACCCAATTTTGATATATTTTGGTTGAAATATCCTAATAAAAAATCTAAGAAAAAAGCTCAACAAATTTGGAAATCAAAAAAACTTGAAAGCAAATTTAATGAGATTATTTCAGGCTTAGATAGGTATATTAAGTCTGATAGTTGGAATAGTGATGGTGGTGCTTATATTCCCCATCCTACTACATTCCTGAATCAGGAGAGATGGCTAGATGATATAAAGGTCAAAGCACCTCAATTAACTCCTGAAGATATTAGAGAGATAAATGAAAAAAAAGAGAATAGGAGACTACAGGCAGAATGGATAAAATCAGAAAAAAATCAAGCAAGTCAGGAAGATATAAAGAAGATATTAGGAAAGTGGGTGAAAGGAAAACAGACCCTGTAAATGGGTGGTGGTATCCTTCTGAATTTTCTTCTCCTAATATAGATATATTAAATAAAGAGAGGGAGCAGTCTAGGTCTCCTCAATATTGTTGTAATTGTGAGAAAACTTGGCAAAAAAAACCTAATAACTACTCTAATTCTAAAACTATCAGGAATAGTTATGATTTTTATGATAGAGGGACTTTACCAACTTATAGACTAGAGAGGAGATTGTGTCCATTATGTTCAACGATTTAGAACACTTTACAACATCAGAGATGTTGGAGTTAGAATTAAAAGAATATATTAATAATAAATATGGAGAGCCTATGTTATATAAAGGAGTTATTAAAAAAGTTCATCCTGCACAACCTACTAAAAATGGTAAATTTTATTATAGGAGGATTGAGTTTGTATTAGATAATGGTGATTGGTGTAAAACTGATATTGTGCAGGGATTCAGAAACTCTAGGAAATGGCAACAGGGATTAGATTTAGGTGTAGGGACTAGGGTTGAGAATCTAAAGCTCAGGGATACTGATACTATAGATGCTGATTCTAATGTAAGATTTATAAAATAAACAGGAGATAATATGATTGTATTAAGAGTCTTAAATGTCTTTTTAAATAATGCAGGATTAGGCTTGTATTATAAAAATGAGCCTTTACAAAAGCTAAACTCTGCTGATGGTAAACATCTCTATGGAATAAATAGTCCAAGTGATAAGCAGTTGCAGGATTTGATTTATTTATTCAATAAAGAGTCAGGAGCAGAAGATGAACTCATCTAAGGTTAAAGGGAATGGATTTGAGAGGGAATGTGTAAATAAGGCTAAAGCTAAAGGGATAGAGAGTCAGAGAGCTTATGCTAGTGATGGGAGGTCATTAGGGAAATCATCTGAGGTTGATATTGTTGTAGGTGATTGGGATATTCAATGTAAGAGGAGAAAAAAGATAGCATCATTCTTACAGATTCCTGAGGGTGCTGATGCAGTATGCTTCAGAGAGGATAGTGGGAGAGCATTTATGTTAATTGATTATGATGATTTCTTAGATAATATTGCCATCAATAGATTGGAATAAAAAAGTTACTTTAATTGACTTTCAGAAAGCTGAGAGTCAAGAGCCTGTCAGGGACTATGAATTTAAAAATAGACTCTTACAGGCTATAGGTGTCTCTGATAATGATTGGGAATTAGAATGGAGCTACCTAAAATCCTACCTAAACAAAAAACAAATCACAATTATAGAACTTACATTTAAAGGCTATACATTAAAACAAATATCAATACTATTAAAAAAAACTATCAGTCAATCTCAGGTAAGTAGGGAGAGAAAGAAAGCATTAATTAAAATAAGGAATCTTTATTAATAGGGGTATATGTTACCCTTACCTAACCCATAATCTCTCCATATATCGCAAATTTGAGTCTATTTTTTTAATAAAATCAAAATAATATGCAAAAAACACCTCAAACCTAGCCTTATATATATAGGGAATAGTTTAATCCTCAAACCTATAAAAAAGTAATTCATCAGGTATAGGTTAAGAAAATAAACTATTTAATGGTTAGCTAACCTTAATAAATGAATAAAAAAATACAGACAAAATATTATCCATCTGATGAGCTAATTGTAGCTGAATACAATCCTAGACAGCTCACTAAAGACCAATACTCTCAATTAAAAGATTCAGTTAAGAGGTTTGGTTTAGTTGACCCTTTAATTGTTAATACCCATAAGGACAGGAAGAATATCCTAGTGGGAGGACATCAAAGGTTAAGAATATCTAAAGACTTAGGAATAAATAAAATCCCATGTGTAGAGGTAAATCTTACTTATGACCAAGAGAGAGAGCTAAATATTAGGCTTAATAAGAACACAGGAGAATGGGATTATGATACTTTAGCTAATAATTTTGATTCTGAGGACTTAGTTGATTGGGGATTTAGTGATGATGAATTAGTAGGCTTTGCACCTGATGAAGATAAAGAGGGGAATATTGATGATGATGAAATCCCTGAGGTAGAAGAAGCAGTTACTAAATTAGGTGATTTATGGATATTGGGTGAGCATAGATTGTTATGTGGTGATGTATTAAAAGATATGGATAAATTGCCTAATGATTATAGCTCTATTGTTACTGACCCTCCCTATGGAATGGATGCTGTAAAAAATTCAGGGGTTTTAAAAGATAAGTATAAAGATATTAAAAATGATAATGACAATAATGTTGCAAAAGAATCTTATAAAATATTAAATAAAAATATTCCACAGGTTTGGTTTGGTGCTAATTATTATTCATCTGTATTACCTGATTCAGCATCTTGGTTTGTTTGGGATAAGAATAATGGTGGAAGTGACCAAATGGATTGTGAATTAGCTTGGAGTAATTTAAAAGGTGTTGTTAGGAAATATAAACAAGCATCAGAAAAGAAAAATAGATTCCATCCAACTCAAAAGCCTGTTGATTTGTTTCTATGGGTATTAAAAAAAATTGATTCTAAAATAGTATTAGACCCATTTCTTGGTTCAGGCTCAACATTAATAGCTTGTGAAAAGACTAATAGAAAGTGTTATGGTATGGAATTAGACCCTCATTATTGTGATGTAATAGTTAAGAGATGGGAAGAATTTACAGGAAAGAAGGCAGAATTATATGAATCCGAATAAAAACGGAGCTAATCGGAATAGCAAAGGTCAATTTGTTGCAGGGAATACTGCATCTGTAGGGAAGGGCAGACCTAAGGGGACATTATCTATTCCTGATATATTGAAAAAGATTGGGGAAGAATCAGGGACATCAGATGGTGAGCATACTAAGTTAGATGTAGTATTAAGGAGAGTATTTAAATATGCTATAGAAGGGAAAGCATGGGCAGTCCAATTTATAGCAGATAGAACAGAGGGGAAAGCTATTGAAAGAGTCCAAACCCAAGAGATTGAACCAATTAAAGTCCTTGATATTGAGGGCATTGAATCTAATTGATGAAATTGAATGTGAACAAGAATATCAGGAATATCCTGAATCATCAGAGCAGATGGAAATGTATAGTGGCAGGGAGGAGATTTGGGAAGACAACTCTGAGCCTTCTGTATTTATTGAATGGGTCGTTAAAGCAGGGGGAGAGAAGGTGGATTATTATGCCTACATACAGACAGGGAAGGATGGTGATATTTCCACTCCTGAAGCAATTACTTGGTGGGAGACCTCACTTAAAAATTAATGAATCAGATTTATCTATTAAGTTTAATAATGGTGCTGAGGTATCTATAAAGGGTGCTGATAATGAGGATAGTCTTAGAGGTGTTAGCCTGAGCAGAGTGGTATTAGATGAGTATGCTTTTATGAAGCCTAATGTATGGGAAGAAATTATCTATCCATCATTAGTAGATACACCTAACTCATCTGCTTTATTTATTGGGACTCCTGATGGTCATAATCATTTCTATGATATATTTCTTAAAGGTCAGGAGCAGGATAAGGATTGGAAATCATGGCAGTTTAAGACTATTGATGGTGGCTTTGTCCCTGAGTCTGAAATAATGAAAGCTAAGAGGACAATGGATGAGAGAACATTTAAACAGGAATTTGAGGCTACATTTGAATCAGCAGGAAATAGAGTAGCATATAACTTTGAGAGGGATTCCCATGTTAAGAAGGCTAATCAGTATGGTCATTATAAATGGGCAGGTATAGACTTTAATGTAGATTATATGAGTGCCTGTGCTGTGTGTGAATATTCTGATGGGACTCTCCACTATTATGATGAGATTAGATTGACTAATAGTAACACAGATGAAATGGCTAGAGTTATGAAGAAGAAATGGAAAGATATTACAGATATATATCCTGACCCATCAGGAACAGCTAGAAGCACAACCTCATCTGAGTCAGATTTTGATATATTAAGAGCTTATGGATTTAATGTTATAGCTCAAAAGAAAGCACCATCTCACAGGGATAGAATTAGTGCATTAAATTTCAAGTTAAAAGATGCTACAGGGAGAATTAAAATGACTATTGACCCTAAATGTATAGAGTTAATAAAGGATTTAGAATTATGTGGTAGGGATAAAAATGGAGGAATAGATAAGTCAGACATCAGGAGGACTCATGCTTTAGATTCTGCTACCTATGGTCTGCATTATAGACATCCTGTAAGACCTCCAATGACAAGGACATTCAGCTTATGATAATATTTAGTAGTGCAGGACAAGTTATTCAGGAATCATTAAAGAAATATAAAGCAGATATTATAGACAAATTCTTTAAAGAGAGAACTATGGCTATTGATTACTACACCTATGACAATACAGGCAAGTATATAGAGGATAAGTTTACAGGCTCAATCAATAATGAGGTTGATATATATACAACCAAACTGACTAAGAGATTGATAGATAGGATTAGCCTAGTATATAAGAACACTCCTAATAGAACATTAGAATCAGATAGGTATCCTGAATTGATAGGACAGAAGGATTACAAATTAAAAAAGATTGAGAGGATTCACAATCTATTAGGGACTATAGCAGTTAGGATTAAATGGAATGGGACAGCATTTGAATATGAGCCTGTTTTAGAATTTGAGCCTATATTTAGTGATGATGATTATATTAATCCTATTGGGATTGTTTATTGTTTAGGGCATCCTGATGGCTCAAGGGGTGATACTAGGGATATGAAGTATGTCTATTGGTCTGATACTGAGCATTTTATATTTGATTGGAAAGGCAAAATAACTACACCTGATGGGAATAATGATGGAGTAAATCCATATGGAGTATTACCATTTATATTTATTCATAATGATGCTATAGATAACTTTTGGACTACAGGTGAGGGATTTGATATTGCTCAAACTAATAAGCAGATAGACCAACAACTAACACAATTAGCATTTAAACTCAGGATGTCTGATGGTATCTTAGCCTGTAATGGTAGAGTGGATGCTAATAATATTCAGATAGGATTAAATAAGCTATCAGTAATAGAAGATGGGAATATGTATTCAGTAAATCCTCAGACTAATATTCAGGCATCTATAGAGGCTATAAAAGACCAATTAACATTATTATCTACTAATCATCATTTATCATTTGATTGGGGTGTTAATGGTAGTCAGTCAGGTGTAGCTATTAAATTAAATAATTTAGAATTGATGGAATCAAGAGAGGACTCAGTTGAGAAATTTAGGCAACTTGAAAAACAGATATATAATATTGAGAGACAAATTGCTCTCACAGAGATGGGTATCAATCTGCCTGATAGTATGTTTATTAACTTTACTGAGATTGAGTTTCCTGACCCTGAAAATGAGAGAAATAAATGGGATTGGCTATTCTCTCACAACCTTGCATCACCTATTGACTACTTAATGAGCAAAGATGCAGAGCTTACTAAAGAGGATGCTGAGGAATTAATAATTAAAAATAAAGAATTAAATAGTCCTGCTCCTGCTAATGGTAATGGATTATTACAAGCATTAGGAAAGCCTGTTGAGTAAATTAGATAATATAATAGATGGAGCATCAAATCAGTTTGCCTCTGCTATTGAGAGAGTTCAATTAGCTTTAGTTAATCAGGTATTAGATTTAAAAAATCAGGGATATACTAAGGGGGAAATCATCAGAGTTTTAGATGGTATAGATATAGAGAGCTTTATATTAAATGATTTAAATCTATCAGGAGATATAGAAAAACTCTCAGGAGTATATACTAAAGTCTTAGAAAATCTAAATGGATTTGGTGCAGTAACTGAGGAATCATTACAGGCTTTAGTAAATATAGATAAATCATACTTTTTAGGTGAGTCTAAGAATTTAGCGAATACACTCAAACAACAACTTGCTAGGGGTGTTATAGCAGGGGCTACAGAAAACGAGCTAAAACAGGGCATTTTGGAAGGATTTGGGGGTGTTCTAAGGTCAGACCAAGCCAAGACCTTAGCTAATACATCATTAAACAGCTATTCTAGGCAGGTTACTGAATTAATGGCTGAATCTATGCCTGAGGATACTAAGTATTATTATCAGGGAGTAGTGGATGAGAGGACTAGGGATATATGTTTAGATATGGTAGGTGCAGGAGAGATGACTAAGGCTGAGATAGATAGTGCTTATCCATCAACATTTACAGATGGGGGTGGATTTAATTGTAGGCATAGATGGACTATGGTTACAAGTCAGGTCAAATTAGATGATAAAAAAGCTAAGAAATTTATAGATAAAAAGCCATCATTTAATCCTGTAACTGCTAGAGGTGTTCAGGTATGAGCAAAGATATTAGACCAACTAAAAGTCAATGGATAAAACTTGGTGAGGAATTATCTGAGAGAATTAGGCAGAGAACTAAGGAAGGGAAAGGCTCATCAGGTCAGTTTAAAAAATATAGTCAGCAATATAAAGACAGAAAAGTTGCAGGAAAAATTAAAGGTCAATCATTTTATTCAGGAACTCCTGATTTACAATTATCAGGAGATATGTTGAGAGATTTACAGGTTAGAGGTGCTAATAGAGAATCAGTTAAAATAGGGTGGACAGGTTCTTTTGCTGAGAGAGTTCAGCACAATGCTGATATGGGGAGAGAGATAACAACTAAAAAAGACCCTATATCTAAAGATTTACAGAATTATGCTACCAAGCAAGTGAGGAGGATGTTTGGTAAAGGAATTGATAAGGTTTATAATAAGACTCAGACTATCAAGGTGAAGATGTGAAGGTTTTATTATGGATATATTTTACAGGTTATGTAGGATGCTTATTTACTTGGATTTTTTCAAGTGAGCAAAGAGATATCCTTAGGACAGGTCAGACTGATATAGTGGGGATTTTATTAGGTTCATTCCTATATCCCCTCAGTCTGATGCACATAATTAAAGATATTTTTAAAACAAAATAGGAGACAGAATGTCTGAAGAAAATAAAGTCCAAGATGGACAAGAGGTTGCAACTGATAGCAAGGAAAAAACTACCACATATACAGCTCAGGAGGTGGCTAGTTTTATTGCAGAAAGCAAAAAGTATAGACAAAGAGCTCAGGCAAGTGAGGATGAAAATGCTAAATTAAAAAAACAACAAGAAATGCAGAAACTGAAACAAATGGAAGAACAGGAAAAATGGAAAGATTTAGCTAATGAATATAAAGGTAAGTATGACAAGGCTCAACAATATGAGGTTAAATATAATGAGATGGAAGGGATGATGAGAAATGATTACTTGACTAAATTGCCTGAAAATATTAGAGAAAATTATGGGTCAACTGACCTGAAAACATTACAGAATATAGTCAATGATTTTAATGCTAATAAACCTACTCCTGTAAGTAATGCTAAAGCAGGGAGATTTGGGGGTTATGAAACTCCTGAGGAATTGGCATTAAAAAATCCTCAAGGCTATAAGGAACATAAAAAGAAGAATTTGATGGATTTCTTTAAACCATCTGAATAGTATGGCTAAAATAAAAGAGCAATCTAAAACATTCAGACCATTTGGAACTGATTTAAATAAGGATAAGACCTTAGGTGAATCAATATCCCCTGAAGGAGAGCCTATAGGCTTTTATAAGGGACAGCAGGTGGATTATGATGTAGTGATTGATGAAATGGAAGAAAGAGCCACAAGAAATCAAGAGGGAAAAAGAATAAAGTCAAGGAAACTCATGTTTTCAGGTGTTGATTTTAAAAAATTAAAACATGAAAGTGAGATTTAAATGGCAACAGCAGTAACTAATATATCAAAGGCAATAGCCACAATTCAAGGGGAGGCAGTTTATAACTTTAATGATGTAAATGTATGCCTTCCATTAATAACATCAGCACAAGCTCCACAGGGTGCAGGGAATGTTAATTTTCCAATCTATAATCAACCTGCTCATAGTGATGCAGATGGGTCAGAAAATACTGCAGGGACTGATTTTGGGGTAACTGCATCAACTCAAGTCTGCACTCCTTCAAGAAAGGGTATTCATACAACACTATCAGATGAGGCATCTGTAGGTGGTGCAGGGGTAGTTAGTTCTATTGGTTCTGTTTTAGGAAATGCTGTAGCTCAGAAATTTGATGCTGATGTTTGTGCATTATTTCCTAATTTAAATGGTGGAACTGATGTAGGGACAACAAATACTGCTTTGAGTTTAGCTGTATTTTTTGCAGGGATGAAAGCAGTTAAGTCATCAGGAGCATCTGCTCCTTATTCATTTGTATCTAATGCAGGTGGAATATGGGGAACTAATGGGTTGAGACCTTTATTACTTGATACAAGTAACACAGGCTTAAATTCAACAACTCCTGCTAATGAATATGCATCAACAGGCTTTGTTACTCAAATTGGATTGACTAAAGTATTTTCATCTGAGGGTGTAATAGAAGCAGGGAATGATGTTAAAGCAGGGCTATTTGGTAAGAGTGCAGTTGTTTGTGGTATTGGAGCTCAGGGATTGTTAAGAGTTGAGCAACAAAGAAATGCTACAAAAGGTGCATGGGAAGTAGTTGCATCAGGTTTCTATGATGTCCAAGAAGGACAGGACTCTCATGGAATAATGGTATTATATAAAAAAGATTAATCAATCTTTTTTTATTGGAATATGGGGGGGATTTATTCCCCCCTATAACTAAGGAGATTTTATGTCAGTAAATGACAAGCTAAAACAAGGATTTGACCATGATACATCAGGAGGGAATGACTTGAATGGTCAGATGAAAGATTATTTAAATAGTGCATGGGCTAATAATAAAGGCTCTTTAAATGATGCTTTATTCAATGAATTTGGAACAGCAGGAACTGAGGAGAATGGTCAGATATTATCTTTAAATGATAGAATGAAAAGATATTTTAATGGTAATACTATTGCAGGTGGAATCCAACAATGGAATGGAGTATCAGGTGAGGACACCTATCCTCCTGTAATGAACTCAGGATTATCTGTAGTAGATGAGGGGGTAACCACTACAGCCTTGAAATATAAATTTACTCCTAATGAGGCAGGTCAATATGATTGTGTTTTATTGTCTGATGGTGCAGATGAACCTACTACTACTCAAATTAGAGCAGGTCAAGATGCTAGTGGAACAACACTTGGAGCAGGATTTAAAAGATTAAATATTCCAATGGGTCAGGGAGAGAATTTTATACTATTTACAGGATTATCAACAGGAACATCTTATGATTTATATTTAACATTTGAGGATGATGAACATACTCCTAATGAGTCCTCAGTAGTTTATTCTCAAATAACAGGAGCTACTTTATCAGAGGATGCACCTGACCCTCCTGCTGATACAACTCCTCCTGAGTTTGTCCCTGATAATGGTTTTTCAATTTGGATGGAGAATGAACCTGCTGAAACTCATATAATAGTAAGCACTAGAATTAATGAGTCAGGTGATATATTTGGATTGTGTGTTCCTTACAATGCAGGAGCACCTACACCTGCTCAGGTAATAAATCAGGATGACTATGGTTCTGTTACTATAGCTAGTGCTGATAATGTTACAGGGATTGATGGGAATGAAATTGTCTCTTTAACTTTTGATGGATTGACACAAGATACTCTTTATGATATATGGATAACAGCTAGGGATACAGCAGGAAATGTAATGTTAAGTTCAGCTAAGTTAAATGATGTTAGAACAGCAGAAACACCATCCCCTGAGCCTGATTATGTCAACACACATTGTCAAATGCAAACATATGGGGTTGTCCCTAAAATAACTGATGATTCAGATTATTTAGCAGATGATTGGACTTTTTCAGCTTGGTTAAAAAATCCATCAAGTGGAACAACATTATTAAGTTATGGATTGCCTGAGGTATTTGATGAAGGAGCAGGTGTTATTCATGGTTATAATGGATGCGATTTAACAGGTGATGATGCTTATAATAATTTTTTATCTATAGGATTTAGTAATGATGGAAAGTTAAGGCTTATTACTGGTGGTGATTCACCTGAGGAAAGTGATGCTTATTATAGCACAGACACAATAGAAAATATCATTACAGGATACAACCCTAATGAATGGAATCATTGGATAGTTACTTTTGACATGGCAGGACAATCTATTGTAATATATGTTAATGGGGAAGTTCTTTTTAATGAATCAATAACTGCATCTCATTTTCCTGATAATATAAATCAGGATGTAAATAAGCAAGTAACTACAGGTTATTTATTAGGCTTTTGGGAGTTTGACTATACACCACCTAATGAAGATACAGTTACTAAAGCCTTCCCTTATTGTGAGTTTGATTACTATGGTCAATGCAAAATTGATGAGGTCTGTATTTGGGATACTAAATTAGATAGTAGTAATATTGCAAAGGTCTATAATAATGGAGCAACCTTTGATTTATCCTCAAATAATGGAGATTACAATCAATCTGCTAATGTTAAGAGTTATCAAAGTTTTGATTCTGCTCCTCAGATTGTTGGGATAGTTGAGCAGTTAAATACTGATTATGAGGAATTTCAGAGTAGTTTAATGGTAGAATACCCTGACACAGGGAGGTCTAATAGGGAGTTTTACCATTATGATATAAATAATGCTGTTGCATTATTTAGTATGTGGATTGAGGATACTCCTGATACTCCAATAAGTGTATATAATAGGAGTAACACAAGGGGAGCATCATGGATTTCCCCATCTGCAAGACAATCAAATACATTTGAATCAGGAGGAACTGAATAGATGGATAAATTATTAGAAGCAGTTAAGGAGTCAGAAGGATTTAGAGATAGGGTTTACAAATGCACAGCAGGGGTGGATACTATTGGATATGGATTTGCTGTTAAGGATTTGATATTAGATAGGGATATTGCTGATATAATATTAGAGAGAAAATTGGCTCACTTAATGAACAAGGTAGATGATAAATTTAAATGGATGAAATATATGCCTGAGCCTGTTCAGGATGTAGTTTATGAGATGGTTTTTCAATTAGGGTTAAATGGGTTTAGTAAGTTTAAAAAAGCTATAGCTCATTTAGAAGGTAAGAGATGGGACAAAGCATCTGCTGAAATGCTTGATAGTTTATGGGCTAAACAGACACCTAATAGAGCTATAAAATTATCTAACATAGTAAAGGCTCAAAATTGGTAGATACATTAAAAACAGCAGGAATAGGAATAGTAGGGAGTGCATTACATTGGACTGAGTATATCCCTCCTATTATGAGTGCATTAGTTTCATTAATGACATTGATATATATATTAATAAAAATAAATAAAGAGATTAAGTGATTACTCAGAGAGCAATAGTTACTCCTGATAAACATTTCCCTCTGCATGATAAAAAAGCTATTGATATAGTATGTCAAGCAATAGACAAAGTGAAACCTGATACCTACATAGATTTAGGTGATACAGGTGAATGGGAATTATTTAGTAATCATTATTGGAGGGATAGAGAGAGACCTCCATTAGAGATATTAATCCCTATGTTAGATAAAGAGGTTAAAAAAGTAAATGAAGGAATGGATATTATAGATAGACATTTAAATAGAGTGGGTTGTAAGGAGAGGCATTTTATTCAGGGGAATCATGAACTATGGCTTGATAACTTTGTTACTAAGCATCCATATCTCCCCAAGTATATGACTCAGGAGGCTCTTAAATTAAATGACAGAGGTTATAAATATTGGGAATATGTATCAACTAAAAAGCTAAAAATAGGAAAGCTGAATTTTACTCATGGAGATTATATCCCTATCCATCATGCTAAAAAGCATTTATCAGCATATAAAGAAAATATAATTTATGGACATACTCATGACCTTCAGAGATTTACTGAGACAGGATTGGGTGGAACTCAATCAGCTTGGAGTTTAGGTTGTTTAAAAGATATGAGTAGTGAAAAAAATAAATGGTTAAGAGGGAATCTACATAATTGGAATCATGCTTTTGCTATAGTAGATTGGTTTAAAAATGGTGATTTTAAAATAGAAATAGTTGAAATAATTAATGGTAAAACAAGTCTATGGGGGGATATGATTAGTGCCTGAATTAAGTCCTAAACAAATTGACAAAAAAAAAGCTGATAGATTATTAGCTCAGAGGATTCTTAAAGATAAGGCTATGTATGTTGTGTCATTAGGTGCTTTGCCTGTGATTCTATTATGTATATTAAGTTTGATTTACTCAGCACAGACTTTATCAGCAGAGAGTTTAGCAGTTATCTCAGGTGTGGTTAGTTCTGTTGTTATATCATTAATAACTATTTTATCATCTCTATCAGGAGCAGATAAACCTGACCCAATGGTTGAAATATGTAAAACATTAATAAATAATATGATGGAAGATAGTTCTAAGGAAATAATATTAGATGATAAATCTGTTAGGATTCAAAACAAACATTCTAAAATGGTTTCAGGAAATGGTGATATTATATGGGGTAAAGGTGGGAAGCCTAAAAAATGATTGAATATATAACATCAGTTTTAATTATGTGGGGAATTAGTGAGACTATTAATTGCTCATATCCATATTATGCAGAGGATGATGAGAATGTTGGATTAATATGTAAATGGGATAAAGATGAATTTTACTATAATTCTGATAGAGGACAATGGATATTGAAAAGAGATGGAATAGATGATAATTGTATAGAGGAGAAAGCAAGGATTAAATATTGGAACAGGAGAGATAAATTTGGATTTGAGTAGATTATTTTTTTCATTTGTTTCAGGGTTTATTATAGCTATCCCTTTATGGGTTATATATATAGCCTTAAAAATTTGGATTACTGATTTAATAAAAAAATACAGGAGAAAATAAATGCCTACTTTATTAGGAATAATAATTAAAACAATATTTACTGAGAAAATGATTAAGACTTTATTAGTTGCTTTGGGTGATTATTTAGTTAAATCATCTAAAAATAAATTAGATGATAAACTATGGAAATCAGTAAGAGGAAAACTTGGATAGCTATATTATACAATATGGAGGGGATTGGGTTTTAGTAATTGATAAGGTTGAGATAGCTAAATTCCCAACTAAAGAGGATGCTGAAAAACAGCAAAATATATTAACTAAAGGGATAAAAAATGGCTAACACTACATTTAAATATGCAAGTCAAAGAGATTTACAGGATATTTTACCTGATATTGATTCCTATGATTCTAAAGAAATTATCAGAAATTTTGAACTAATTGAAACAGGTGAATCTTTATATGTATCTAATGATTGTGGGGTAATTACTAACCTATATGAGAATGGTAAAGAATTAGATGGTAAATTACAGGTTGATGATATTTCTGCATCATCAGTTACAGGTGAAACAACTACAGAGACAATTAGTATTAGTGAAACAAGCATCACAATGTCAGATACTCATGTAGATTTTGCAGTAGGTAGGATTATTAAAATTGGGACTGAATATATGTTAATCTATAAAGTTTCAGGCTCTAGGGTTGATGTGGTTAGAGGTGTTTTAAATACTGAACCACAATATCATGCAACATCTCAGGCTGTTTCTATACCTGCTACATCAGATGTTATTGATATAAATGGGGAGAATTATACTTGGTTTTATGATGAGCATAAAAATAGGCTAATAATGTGGGCTTATAAAAATCCTAATGATGATTTAATAATTGAATCAGGGGAAGATTATAAGACCTATGTAGATAGGATGCTTGTTAATGGAGCTCAGGAGCTTAGTTCATTATTAGATGGAAGATTCCCAAGACCTATACCTCCTGTATTTTTAGATGGTGCATCTACATCAGAATATGATTATCCACTCATTAGAGCTAATGCTTTATTAACTGCCTCATATATGGTTCAGACTAAAGATATAGAATATGCAGAGCAATTATATTCTCAGGTTACTAATGCTGAGGGAACAGGTTTGGCAGATAGGATTAATTCAGGTGCTATAAAATTAGCTTTTGAAATAGATAAAACTGACTCATCAGGAGATATAGTTGAGATAACTAATACAGGGACTATGAAATTAGTTGAAACTCATGGCTCATGGCTTGGTGAAAAATATGATAGAATTAAAATAAAATGCACAACTCTAGGGGCTTATGGGACTGCTATTTGTTCTGTTCAAACCTATGGTTCTGACCAATTATATGGGACTACTAATAGCTCAATAACTATATCAGGAACTCTACAGAATGTTATAGGTGGTATATATGCAAGGTTTGAAGGTTCTGCTATGGCAGTAGATGATGAATGGGATATTATTGTAAGGAATGAGGGAATGGTTGAAACTAATACTAATGCTTATAGTGTGGGGTTGTATAGATAATGACTTTAGAATTTGAAAAAATAACTTATGATAAAGTAGAAAAAGCTATCAGGAATTTACTTGATGATGAATTTAGGAATGTATATATAGCATCCCAATATATGAAACAGGGTGGAAATGAATCCATCAGAATTTCAACTCAATCAACTAACATTCTACAATATACAAATAAATCAGAGATGTTAGAGTATGAGGTTTTAATTAGATATTATCTTCAGGAAAAATATACAAAGGATGGAGAGATTTATGCTAAAGGCAGGACTGACAGGGTTAAAAAATTACTCTTTGATAATATCCAAAGTAGTGGCAATTATCATAATTTGTCTGTGGATAGCATTGACTACTTTATTTCAGATACTGAAAATGAAGATAATGAAGAATTACAAATAATAGATTTAAATGTAACTTGCAATCATTTATATACAAAATAAGGGAGATATAACAAATGGCAATAAGTAATAATTATCAGGTTAAATCTGATGTGATTGTCAATATAGGGACTGAGGTAACAATGGGGACAGCTTGTTCTCCTGCTGATGGAACTTGGCACACTATTGACTGCACAGATTTTACTATTTCAGAAAATACTGCACCACTAGAGATAGCACCTCAGAGGTCAGGAATATTAGGACAAGGAACTCATCAGGCTAAACATTCAAAGGACAAACAAACTTTTGAGATTGAGTTACAATTTAATGGTAGTCCTTCAGCTATAAATCGGATAACTACTGCATTATATGGAGTAGGAGATGGGACAAATGCTCTGACAGGTGCTTTGCCTTCTGTTAAAAAATATGAGCATGGGGTAGCTAATGCAGTTCCTATTACTTTACATTTTGAAAAAGCAGGACATGATGGGGCTAAAGATTTAATCTATAAATCATGTTTATGCACAGGATTGAGTTTTAATTATGGATTAAGTGATGGAGGTGTTTTAAAATGTTCAGCTAAATTTATGACTGCATATAATCCAACAGAGGCAACTCATGACTCTCCTGCTGATACATCAGGGAGCATTACAGACACATTAGGAACTCCATTAAATTTCCATGATGTTGATGTTCATACTATAGATTCAGGGGATGTTTTAATGAGTGATTTTAGTGTAGATATATCAAGGTCAGTCTCAGTAACTGCTTTTGATGTAGCTAATGGATTACCTTCAGGATATTCCATAGGTGGATATGAGGTAACAGGTTCAATAACTTGTAAAAGAGATGCTCAGTC